ATAAAAGAAAGTTACAAAATTTTTTTACTTAATGCAAGTATTAAATTCTGGAATAAACTCCAATATTTTATATTATATTTTGGAGTATCACTCAAAGGTGATGTTATAGGTTATTGTACAGCCATACTCGCTCTTTAGCTTCTCTATAATCCAATCTATGTGATACGCTATAGATTCTTTTTCTTGCCCTTCTTCACTTCCACCCCAGTTTAGATCATCTTCAAAATACGCCACATTTCTATGCAGGTCGTTAATTAAATCTTGCTTGGTAGGTACAGATGGCTTGTTTCTTGTCCTTTTACTGTAAATCATAAATCAGATTTGACTAATGTTATTATTTATGAATATATTGCTTTATCTTTTTAAGTGCAAGTTAATATTTTCTTAATTTATTTAAGTATTGGAAGAAGGAATCAAAATAAAATTAGGTAATCACAAGATTCACGTTGTTCCCACTATTGTGTTCTACAAGAATTACTATGCAAAGAATCGAATAGTGGTAAATCAAGGTTCTACTGGATCATCTAAGACATATTCTATTATACAGAATGAAATTATTAATATATTAAACAAGCCTAAAGGGTATATAACAAGCATTACCTCTCCTACAATGCCACATTTAAGAAAGGGTGCGCTATGGGATTTTCAACAGATAATGCTTTCTTGGGGGCTGTATGATGAGAAATGCCATCATAAAACCGAACAATATTATCGATTTCCAAAAGGTGCGAAGATGGAATTTTTTGCACTTGACGATGCTAGTAAGGCTAGGGGTCCTAGACGTAATAGGCTATATATTAATGAGGGGAACTTAGTGGATTACGAGATATTCAAGCAGTTGAACCAAAGAACCAAAGAGAAAATTACGGTAGATTACAACCCTTCTGACGTTCAGCATTGGATTTACGATAAAGTTATAACAAGAGATGATGCAAAGCTCATCATCAGCACCTACAAGGACAATACCTACCTGTCTGAAGGGGAGAGGCAAGAAATAGAACATATGTGCCCTGTATATAAACTATCAGATGGTAGCGAGTTAAAGGATGAGGATTTATCTTTTACTAATAAAGGTACGAATGGCGCATACTTAGTATCTGGCAATGTAAACGATTGGCGAGTATTTGGGCTAGGGCGGAGAGGTATTTCTATGGAGAATATCTATACTGCCTACGAGCAAGTCGATGAGATACCTAAAGACTGTGAAATAGTATATGGGGTAGACTTTGGCTTTAACGCTCCTACAGGCGTTGTTAAGGTGGCTTACGATGAATATACGAATAACCTATATTGGCAAGAAGTATTGTATCAGAGAGGATTAACGAATTCTGAGCTAATGAGTAAGTTAGAAGGGTTGATACCTGATAGGAATGATTACATATATGCTGATAGCGCTGAGCCAGCTCGTATAGATGAATTTTATAAAAATGGATGGAATATGCACTCTTCAGATAAGAGTGTAAAAGATGGGATAGATTTTGTAAAGTCATGCAACCTAAAAATTGTAGGCGATTCACCTAATTTACTTAAAGAATTAAGGGGGTATAGGTGGAAGCAAGATAAAATGGGTAATATGTTAGATGAACCCATTAAAAAAGGCGATCACTCACTAGATGGAGCCAGATACGCTTCATACACACACTTTGGACACTCACGAAAAATAGGATTTTTTGCAGCATGAAGCTCTCAGAACTTATAAACGATTTAATAACAGCTACCTTAAAACACGAAGATAAAGACTTAGAGGTAGAGATAGCTGAATTAGAAGAACCTACTATTATTATACATGATGATAAGGTAATAATTGGAGATGCAATACATGGATAACTTGATACTTTGGTGGGAAGTGTTGTTATGGATAGTTGCTTGGAAACTGTTCGACACGCTTACACCATTACTTAAATGGTTTATAGAATACAAATTAACAGATGACAAATGAGTTTTAAGAATTTTATGCAACAGAAGATGGCTCCTGTGCATGGCGATTATTATATACAAAAAGGGCAAGAAAACCCTAAAGAGCATAAATACGATGAGATAGCTAGAGATGCTTATCAGTATAATGCATATTTTAGGGCTTGTGTAGAATTGATCTCAAATACAGCAGCATCCTTAAACCCTGTGTTATGCAACTATACAGATAATGGGGATAAAGAGCAGTTACTAGTTAGCGATTTATGGAAACTGCTTATGCACCCTAATCCAGATGAAGGAGCTTATTCATTCAAGCAAAGGATGTTTTCCTATGCCCTAGTAGCAGACGAGTGTTATATACAATTAGTTACAGTAGGTAGGGATAAAACGCCTAGAGCGTTAAACATTATACAACCTGATAAGGTAAAGGTTATCTCTGGTGGGTACTCAAATCCTGTAGGTCATTTTGAGATAAACTCTGGAAATGGTGTGGTTAAGATACCTAAAAGCCAGATGATTTATGTGAAGGGCTTTAACCCTACTAAAATCACTGCTGGCTCACCTGTTGCCTATGCTTCTGGGTATGCTATCGATACCAACAATGAGATGATGAAGTACAATTTGCGTAACATGCAGAATGGTGGAGTGCCACCTTTGGTTATTAAAGGCGCTAGAACGCAACGTGAGGTAGATGGGTTATCTGATATGTGGGATAGAACCTATGGTGGCTCTAACAATGCAGGAAAGCCATTCTTTCCTATGAGCGGAGTAGAGATTGAGCAGTTAGGAATGTCTAATAGAGATGCACAATGGCTAGAAGGTATAGAGCTTACTGGTAAGCAGATAATGATGGCAATGAATGTAGCGCCTGAGATACTACTTGGTACTTCTAACAGAGCAAGCTATGAGCAAGCTTATAAGAGTTTATATATACAAGCTGTACTACCTTTGTGGCAAGGTTTCTTAGATGCTATGAATAATGTGCTTGTACCACTATTTGCAAAGAAAGGGCAACACCTAATGCTAGAGATTGATAGAAATAAGATCGATGCATTGAGTGAGGATAAAAACGAATTACATAAACGTGAGCGACAAGATTACTTAGCTGGTATTGCTACTCGCAAAGAGGCAAGAGAAGTGCTTGGGTATAACCCTGAAGATAGTGGCGCTGATGGCGATTCTTTCCAAAGACCAGTAAACGTAACAGTAGTACCGCAAGACGGAGAAGAGATTGACCCTATGGATGGCGATATGGAAGATGTGGTAGGAAACAACCTTACTGATGCTGAGCCAAATGCAGATGATAATGCAATAGCCGATAGATGAACACCAGTAGAGAGATAGAAGAGGCTAGAAAGCCTTTTGTTATTGAGAACGCTAAATACTATAGGGTAGCATTAAAGAATACTAGGAGAAAGTTTATAACCTTATTTAATAAGGCAAAAACGATAGAAGAGCAAACTTTTTTAGTCGATAACAAGCTTTTACCCATAGTTAATAAGGAGTTTGATCTTGCATACAAAAAAATGTGGGGTAGAACACCTGTGTTTTTTGCTACTGAAGTATATAAGATGCTAACCAATACTAAGAATATGGCAGATATATTTAATCCTATAAATGCCTTTCAACCCTTATTGCAACAGCGCATCAATCAAGTATCTCTGACTACCTATAAAGATTACAAATCTAAACTGACAAAAGCAACGTTGCTTAAAAATGACATTGCCTCTATCGCAAAACTTTTTGATACTACGATTGCAGGGGCTTACATACGCCTAAGAGCTATGCAAATATCTAGGACTGAAACAGTCTTTGCATCTAATACAGGCAGAAGGGCTGGCGCTATGGCTACAGGTTTACCTATAGCTAAAACTTGGATGACAATGGATGACCCTAGTGTAAGACACGATCATGCAATGGTAGATGGTCAAACAAGGGAATTAAATCAACCGTTCCTTGTAGGTGGTGAATTTATGATGTTTCCATCTGACTACACAATGGGTGCTACAGCAGGTAATATTATTAACTGCCGATGTGCTGAAAAGTACAGTATTATAAAATAATTAAACTCAGATTTGACTAAGATTATTAAGTTTCAGTATATTGTAACCGTAATTTTTTAAGTATGAGCGATAGAAACCCTTATTTATTTAGTGAAGAGTCAACGCCTTCCGACTCTTTTTTGGGTGGTGGTGTTGAAAGTGATGATTCAGCGCTTCATTTCAAGGCTTCGCAAGAAGATATAGACGAGCGTTACAAAGAGTATCACGCCACTGTTAATATGAGTGCTAGTGAGTTAGAGGCTTGGTCAAAGACAGAGTGTAGTAAACTAGCTTCTTTGAGTAGATCGCCTATCACAAGAAATCTAAAACTTCTTAGAACTAAGAAGGCAGATTGGGGGCAATCAGAGTATAAAAGTGCTGGCAGAACAATATCTTTTGTAAGCAGAATGAGAGGCAGTGAAAGGGGTAAGCCTGTTAGAGAGGGTTGTCCTAGTAAAAGAGATATAAGTTTAAAGAATTGGGCTTACAATCCTAACAAGTCAAAAAATATGGAATTAAATTCGTTGTATAACCACCAATCTCCTAAAGAAATTAAGCAGTTTGGTTTTCAGGTTACAGATGTTGCTCACGATGATGAGCGTAACGTAGCAGTTATAAAAGGGTATGGAGCTGTCTTTGGTAATGTTGATTTAGGAAGAGATGTAATTACTAGAGGTGCGTTTTCTAAGACGCTGGCAGATAAGGGAAACAAAGTGTATTTCCTTGCTGACCACAAGTATGATACTGATAACTTGCTAGGTGTGGCTACTGTTGAAGAAGATGAGGTTGGCTTGATTGGTAGCTACGAAATTAACCTAGACTTACAGAAAGGAAGGGAAATCTACTCTCAGGCAAAACAAATGCAAGAGGCTGGATTACCGCTAGGTATGAGTATCGGTTTTGATATAATGAAAGATGAGATTGATACTAAGACGCAAGTACGAATATTAAAGGAATTAAGACTACATGAAATATCATTAACCATGTTTCCAATGAACCCTGAAGCAAGGGTTACGAGTGTTAAGAATATGAATGTAGCAGAACTTGAGCGATTACGCTCAGAAATAAACTCACTTCTCGAAGTTAAGTCGCAAGATAGCACTTACGATGATGAAGCCGAAATAATAGAACAAATAGAAAACTTAACTAAATCTTTAAAAGATGTCCGAAATTAAAGACGCTCTAAATAGATTAGAGTCTGAATGGAAAAGCGGTCGTGAGGTTTATGACAAGTATCACAAAGAGACTAAAGATGGTCTTGAAAATCTATCGGCTGAAACTAAGTCGCAAATAGAGAATTTTGATGCTCAATTAGACACTTTCGAGAAGAAATTCGCTGACCTAGAGACTCGTGCTGCTATGGTAAATGGCAGTGCTTCTGAAGATGCTGAAGCAAAAGGAAATGAGCTTGTAGATAATTTTTTACGCAAATCTGGTCATGGCTCTAGCTTTGATACTGAAGATGTAAAATCTTTATCTCCTGATTCTGGTCCTGATGGTGAATTCGCTATTAGACCAAACTTCAGTAACACAATTATAGAAAACATTATAGAAATTTCTGCTCCACGCCAACTTGCTCAAGTAGTAACTATCGGTGATGGTAACTCTTATGTAATGTTACGTGAAAAAACAGAACCTACTATAGCTAAGGCTGGTCCTAGAACTGCTGTAAATGAAACTGTTGCTGGCGATTATGATATGGTTCATGTGTATGTGCATGAGCAAAATGCTTTTCCACTTGTAGCTAGGCAGCAAGTAGAAGATCAGTCCTTTAACCTACAGTCTGAATTACAGAGCAGATTAGCTCGTGAGTTTGCAAGAGATGAAGGGGCGCAGTTCTTAAATGGTACTGGTGTAAACGAAGCTTTTGGTGTTATGAATGATTCTGATATACAGGTTGTTTCTACCACTACTTCTGCATTAAGCTTTGAAGATCTTATGGAAATTCAAAGTGACCTTAAGAGTGGGTATAAAGGAACTTGGGGATTCAGCAGAAAAGTTCGTGCTGCTATTCGTAAGTTAAAAGGTGCTGATAATTATTTCTGGGAGCAAAGCATGGCTGCTGGTGCGCCAAACGCTTTACTTGGTGATCCTTATGTTATTATGCCTGATCTACCTGCCACTATTACTACTGGTGATAAACCTATTCTTTATGGCGAT